TGTAACCGCAGAGCAAGATGCAAGTGTATCAGTATTTAAATCATCTGTAGGTACTATCAATTATAGCACAGGTGAGGTGAAGTTGTCAAATCTTACAATTGAATCTTTCCAGAACAATGCAATTAAGTTTACTGCAAACACAGTGAATAAAGATATTCGCCCACCAAAGGATCGTATTATTGTAATTCGTGGTGAAGACGTAACCGTAACTGCTCAACCAGTCGAGACATAATACATGGCTTTAGAATTAAGAGATGCTGTATACTCAGGAATAAGTCAACAATTTCCTGCGATCTATCAAGAAGATGGAGATTTTCTTGTATCATTTGTACAGGCGTATTATGAGCATCTTGACGAGAAGAATGATCGTAACATTCCTAAGTTGCGAGATGTTGATACAACATTATCTGCATTTCTAATCTATTATAAGAAGAAGTTTCTTGCTGATCTACCTATTGACACCAAGCTTGATACACGATTCATTATTAAACATATTCAAGATATGTACCGCAGAAAGGGTACACAAGAAAGTCTTGAGTTATTATTCCGTATGTTCTTTGATGAAGACATCGAAGTATTCTATCCAAGCACAGCGATTCTACGCCCGTCTGATTCGATCTGGGGTGGTGATGTATTCCTTGAGGGTAACCCTGTCTATACTGTTGACGAATATCCTATTGAGAAAGGACAAAGAATCAAAGGTGATGTATCTCTTGCTACAGCGTTTGTTGACGAAGTAATCTTTGTAAACTTTTCGGGTGCATTGATTCCTATCGTCTACCTATCAAATCTTGCAGGAACATTTAGTGCAGATGACGGAATACAGATTATCACACAAGCAGATGACGGTACTATAACAGTTAAGAATGTGGGTCGTCTTATCGCAGGATCAATTGATTCGATTAGTGTGAATACTACAAATTCACTTAGATTACCTGATCAAGCAGTTGGTGATAAGGTAAAACTTCAATCATCAAAGGCTGGTATTGAAGCAGAGGGAAGAGTCACAAAGATTAGTGATACAGCTACAGGCGTTATTGATTTCTCGATTGTAGATGGCGGATTTGGATATGTTGATCCTACGACAACAACACTTACAGTCAAGAATGATATTGGTATTAGTAACCAAGTGATGGTAATTAACAACACGACAGCTTTAGACATACAGCGTGGTGATGTAATCATTGCAAATGGTGAACAATTAAGCTATCAAGGTTCTGCTACAGGAACACCTTATGCACTTACTGGTTCTGCAAAAGTAATTGAATATAATCACCCCCTTTTATTCCTATACAGTGATGATTATAATACAGTCAAAACATATTTGAATCGAACAGCAGTAAATTCAATTAGTGCGACTACTGTAAATGCATTCACTGAAAGTATGAAGAGTGCGGCTCAAGCACAATACTGGGAAGCACTAGATCAAATTGCACCTCAAATACTAACAAGCGAGTTCACAAACGAGCATAGAAAGCTACAATTACCCAATCAGCAATTTTCAGCCCCTCAAGCTACAGGTTCTGGTAAAATTCCAGCTGATAATCTAGGACACTTTCTTGCTGGAGATGCTGACACCTTTACAGCCAGTAGTACGACTGTTTCTACAATAGGTGTTAACTCTAGACAAGTTATGCAAGAGTATATTAACGTACTTAATCTGTCAGGAAACTTTCCAGCATTTGCCGCGGATCTTTATCAACGAGCAGATGTGCCTGATAGTACAAGATCCCAATGGAGATTTTTCTTCAATAGTATATTTCTAGCATTAAGTAAAGTAGATATATTTCCTCAAATAGTTGTCAGTTCTACAAAGACAACAGGACCAGGTCCGCAAACTCATATTGTTAGTGGTCAATACTATATGATATGGGATAACGGTAGTGGAACTGGTAACTGGACAACTTACGGAGCATCTACATCTGGAGGAATAGAGGGTGAGATATTCCAAGCAAACCAAAGCTTTGATTTCACAACTACTTCGAACACAGACGATTGGGCAGTAGTTGCTCAAGGTAGTTTATCAACACAAGAACTTCAAAACTTTCACTTGAATAGACTTAGATTTGATCAACTCCATATAGACAGCTCCAGTTCTTTGGCTAGACTGCGAGACAAATCTGGTACTGTTGTTTCTTATCCTACAATCACAACTCCATCTTTCAATCTTCAAAGATATAGAGGCAATCTGGCTAGATATGATTCAACTGTAACAGATGCCGCTTCATTGGAAAAGTTAGTATACATAGGTACAATTGCTAATCAAAGTTTTAGTGCAACGAATCGTAGTGCTGACTTCGAAATATCTAGCCTGAGTAATATTGAAACTGTAACGCTTATTCCAGATTTGATTGAAGACTTTGCTGATACACTATTAGACATACCTATTGGACAAGCTGGCGGTGCCGCAGGTACTGCAAATGACGACTATGGTATGTCCGGACCTGGAAACGAAAACCTAGGCACTGCACTCAATACTGCGTTTAGTCCAATCACAGTCAAGATAGGAACAATAACTGAACTGAATGTTCTGAATGGTGGTATTGATTATCAAAACGATGTAGCTATTGCTATTGAAAACACGCAGATATCTAAGTTTAATAAACAAGATTACAAGTTGCAGTTTGATACAATTGACTTTGATATTTCTGCAGGAGATACCATAACACAAAACATCAAGATTGCTGACTTACAGATAAATCAATCAGGAAACAAAATACACACAGATCCTGATGGTGATGGTTCGATCATTCTCCAATCTTTAGGCAGTGTAACAACAGGTACTAACTATGAGAATAGTTCGACCACTTTTCAGTTTACTACAGGCGATACAAAAGATTACACAGTAAAAGCGAAGTTCTTGAGAAGAGAAGGTAACGACTTCTTCTTTAGACCTATAAGCTTTTATGGATTTGAAGGCAACATAAGTTTATCTTTCTTAAAGCCTAATCAAGAATATCAGATTGTTTCTTTGGGTGACACTTCACCCTCTAACTGGAATGCGATAGGTGCTTCTGTTAGTCCTCAAGTTGGAGAGATATTCACAACAGGAACACAAACAGCTATCAGCGGAGCGACACTTAATAAGGGTACAGTCACAGTTCCAGTTACTGTTGGTGGCATCAAAAAGAGACTTGTTAGTATTAATGAAGATCCAACTTCATTGCCTATGGGTGCAAACGCAGAGATTTCAGGAGACGCTTCTTATCAGTCTGGTCAAATCTCTGAACTTGCAGTTATTAAAACAGGATACAGATATGTAGATCGTGAAGTTGTAGATGTTATTAACAACGAGCCTACATCGTCTAGATATAATCAGAAGATTGCGGAAGCAACGGTTCGTGCTTTAGGTCAAGGTAAGACTGGTGGTAAATGGAGTACTAAAACATCTTTCTTGAGTGAGTCTTCTAAAAATTTGCACGATAATGATTTCTATCAAGAATATTCCTATGAAGTTTCTTCTATCGTAACTCCAAGTAAATATGAACCTTTAATTAAAGAAACTGTCGGTGTTGCAGGAACAAAACTTTTTAGTAAGCCTCTTGTAAATAGTGATAACACTTTAAATAGTGATTTGAATCTAGAGATATCTACATTTAATATTCAAGGTGTACAACTTGCTACTACAGCAAAAATTGGAATACATACTCCTAATCTAATTAGCGGCACATCATACACGATAACGGATACAGGAACAACTACTCCTGTACAATGGCAGAATGTAGGTGCTTCTGTTTCAAATGAAACGGTTCAAGGTGCAGTTAACCTAGTAAACGGAGAGTATTACACTGTCATAGATATAGCGGGTGCTGCCTGGGATGATGTACAGTATATGTCTTCTGAAATAAGACAAGATTGGTTCTTATTCTGGACCAGAATGATTGGTTCAGCGACTGTACTTGTTCCGGATTTCGATGGCAACGGATCAGTTACCTCTAGTGATTCGCTTACAGCGTTGAGAATGATTGCCGGTTTAGAACCAATGGATTCGACATTTGAATCAAACTTAAATTCTATAACTACAGGATATATTATTTCCAATGCGTTTCCTAGTATAGTAACATATGATAAGCTTGATGCCCCAGACATAATCAATCAAGTTAAGTTTACAAAACTTGAAGTCACAGTCGGTTCAACATTTACTGCAAACGGTAATGCTGGAGCAGGAACAGGTAAAGTATCTTATAAGAAATCGTTAATTGTCTCACCTGGTTATACAGGTGACACATATAGTCCACAGGCTATCAGACCCTCTAGTAACACATACACTCTTACTGCAGGAGGTAGTACCACTGATAGCATTATCTCGAATTATCCAGTTGTTGATAAGTTCTATGTAGTACACTCTATGGAAAACCTTGAAGACATGGACAACACAGCTACTGCAAATATATCTATGAATATAGGCACCAATCCTGCTGGTACTAATAGAGTGACTGCTAGTGCGATATGGTCTAACATAATAGACGGTTCTGAAACTCAAGCCTCTAGCGGACTTCCTGCAACTTGGCCAAGACTGGGAACTATATTTAAAGCTGATGCTCCTAGTAATATTACGAGTAATGGAGCAAGAGTGGGAAATTGCCAAATCGCAGAAATTACAGACTCATTAACTATCTTTGGTGCTAGTGATATCTCAGGAAGCACAGTTACAAAAACTGGTCATGGTCTAGTAAACGATACGATTGTTTTATATAATCAATATCTAGGAACGAATTCTGGTAATCTTGAGGGCAACACAACAGCGAATAGAGCCGCTGACTATGAATACTACTATGTTGTAAATGTTACAACGGATACATTCCAGTTATCTAAGACACCAATAGGAATAATACAAGCTTCTCCAGGAGATACTCCCATAGATTTAAGCACAATAGCTGGATCTAATCATCTGCTTGTGAGACAAACGGGAATAAATGCAGACGATGCAATTTTGATAGGAATACAGGAGCAATAGAGAATGGCTACATTAAGAATCACATCAGATGGTGATCCGCATCCAGTAAAAGCTGGAATAAATTTTGTGAATGATGGAGTACAGAGTAGATCATTTCCTACTCATCAAATATTAGATCAGAACCATGACTTCGAATTTACATATCGTGCTGGTAGCCAAACGAGAGACCCACAAGCAGTTGTTGTTGATTCGCCTATAGGTATAACAACAAACGGTGTACTTATTTTTGGACCAGGATCTAAAACGAGAAGTTTGTCTGTAACAGCAAAAAGTGCTCCTACTAACTTTACTTGGAATGAAGTCGAGTTGCCTCTTGATTTTATAACTGATGCTTGCGATGGAAAACCAGACGAAACTGGACAGTATACATATAGAAGTGGTGCATTCTTTAGTTTTGGAATGCAAGGCAACACTAAGTTTGAAGATTCAAGTTCTTATTACAATGACATCTCTAATGTGTTCGGTAGCGATAAACTGAGACATGACAGTGATTCAGGAGTGACGGGTGGACATTCAAAAATTATAGGATTTGCTTTTGACGGATATCCCATATATGGACCTTATGGGTTTACAAATCCTAACGATGCAAGTAGTCCAGTAGTTAGAATGAGAAGTTCTTATGAAAAATTAAGTGCTCCCGCACAAGGAAGAAATTACGATTACACTCAAGTTTCAGCTGGAGCCTTCGTGGAAGACCACATATATAATCCTATTTCTTCAACAGGAACACTTGATGAGTTTAATGGAAGATTTTGTGTAACACCAGATTATCTGAGTGGTACATATGCATATTTTTTAACATTTGCTGATGTTAGTTTACAGCAACCTGAATATCCATACATCATAGGCCCAAGCACTAGAGAACAGCGTACAGCTTAACTACAACGGAAAGAATAATGGCAAAGATTATCACAGAAAATTTTAAAGTTGAAACAACGAATGAGTTGTTTAACTCCTTCAAGAATCAGAACGATGCCCTAAGTGCAAGTTTTGAGACAGAGTTGACGGCTCTAAACAGTAGCACATTTTCGAATGCTCTGAACTCAGGAAACATTGTTGAGATTAAAACTCTTGTTGAAAATCAACTTGAAAAACTTAGACCAGAAGCTGAGTATTATATTTTCGCTTCTAGATCAATATCTAGCATTGATGGTGTACCTGTTATACGAAATACTCAGAAAGATAAGAGAGATTTTGAGAGAAAGGTTGTATTTGGAAATAAGGTAGACAACAATAGTGCTAGATATATGTTCTATGAAAATTCTTGGACACCAAACACAGTTTATGATGCCTTTGATGATACTAAAGATATATCAATTTCAAATAGTGTTGTTACTGTTAGAGGTGCAGACGATGACTACATTGTGTTTAAGTGTATAGAAAATAATAACAACTCGCCTTCAACAACTAGTCCTCAATCTGTTATAGCACAATTAGCATCTTCTGGATATCAATCAGTTGAAACGAGTGATAAGTACATATGGCATTATATGTTTACTGTTGTTGCATCTGAAGCTAACATATACAAAACATCTAACAGTTTGCCTCTACCTACAAATGGTGGTGATGCAAATGTTATAGCGAATGCTAAAGAGTGTATATCTCAAATAATTATCGAACAAACTCCAGCAAATCATTTTAATCAGTTTGTATTCGATACGGGTATCAATAGTTCTAGAGTGACAGTACAGACACAAGCTAACTTGGGACAAGGCAGAAGAAGCGTAACTCTAGGTGTTCAAAATAATACAGTGTTGTCTAATATAAACGAATTCTATAAAGATATGTACCTAAGAGCATCTGCTGGTGCAAATGCTGGAAAACTTTTTGACATTATTAATACAACTTCAAACTCTGGAACTTCAGAGATTATAGTAACAGTAGAATCTGTAGATGACTTACCTGTACAATGTGAACTAGTTCCTAAAGTTATTATTACTAGTCCAGAACTTGGCGGAACTAGAGCGAGAGCATATGGTATTATAAACAGATTCGGAACGCTAGAAAGAGTTGCCTATGAAACTAAAGGAACAAACTACAAGTTTGCTACTGCGATGATAATGAATCCTAGAGGATTGACAGACACTAGTACTACAAATCTTCGTGTTGTCGTTTCTCCTACTGGTGGACACGGCTCTAATCCTATTAATGAACTGAGTATGAGTAGAATCGCAATCGTTACAAACTTTGTTGGCGAATCTACGACAATTCCTAAGAGTAATTTTTATACACAAGTAGGACTAGTTAAGAATCCTAAGTTCAGTAAAATTACTGGCTCAGGTCCATATAGTACAAGCAAAATTTCACCAGACTCTTTTGATAATAGAACATTTGCTACAGTTTCAGGAAATCAAACATCAATAGCAGTTGCAGGACATTATGTTCAGCAGTTTGTAGAAACTGTTGATGTCGTTGATAAAGAATCTGGTAGAAAATATGTCATCACCGAACTTGGAAATCTAAGTGTTGCTGAATGGGAATCTATGATGGGTGTAACTGCGGCAGATAAGGTTGACGGTCAGATAGTTATTGGTCTTACATTTACTGCAAACTCAGCAACAGTGGATTCTTCTAAGACTGGTAAAATATCAAGTGCCGTAGATGGACTAGATCCAGATAAAGACATTGAAGTTGTTAAGGGCATTATTCACGAAAGCACATATACATCAACAACAAAAATTGCCATCGCACATGATACTGGTGATCATAGAAACAATTTCTTACCAGGAAAAATAGAGATTAAAACTACTGAACTGGCACAAAGTGGTAATACATTAACTATAAATACTTTCAACGATATTGAATATGGAGCATATGTTTCATATAGTGGAGAACTTCTACACTTTATAGATTTTTCTCCCATAGAAAGAAAGTCAACTACAAAAGAAAAGATTAAATTCTTATTTGATTTTTAAGGAAAGAGAATAACTCATGGGTATCAATACAGACTTAAATGTAGATCCGTACTACGATGATTTTGACGAAGCAAAGCAGTTTAATCGTGTCTTGTTTAAACCTGCGAAAGCAGTACAAGCACGAGAACTAACTCAGCTTCAGACTATTCTGCAAAAGCAGGTAGAACGATTCGGATCCAATGTGTACAAAGAAGGTACTATCATTAGCGGTATTAACTTGACTGCTCGTGATGATTTGTTCTATGTGAAACTAAATGATAAGGCTGGATTTTCTAATCCCGCTATATATGATCAAGTTGTTGCAGACGATGGTACGGCCACAACTTTCGTAGCAAGAGGTCTTACTTCAGGTCTAGAAGCTGAGATCATCAAAGGACAAAATGGCTTTCAGACTCAAGACCCAGACTTAAAAACATTCTTTGTCAAATACTTGAACACATCGCAAGACAACCAGACTGATGTTAAAAGATTTCTTCAAGGTGAAGCGATAGAAGTATTGGATTCTAATTCAAATGTTGTCGAAACTGTTACAGTTGCAACCGTGGCTGGTCATGAAGGCAGATCATTTGGCATTTCTTGTGAAGAAGGTGTAATCTATCAGAAAGGTCACTTTATCTTTGTAGATAATCAATTCATTATCGTATCGAAGTATAGCAATGTTCCAGGTAATGTTTCTGTGGGCTTCACAATTAAAGAAAATCTTATTGATTCTGATAGCGACACAACTCTTTTAGATAACGCTTCAGGATTTAACAACGAGAACGCACCCGGTGCGGATAGACTTCAACTCGTACCCACACTAGTATCACACAATACTGTTTCAGAGCCAACTGAGTTCTTTGCACTTATTCGATATGTAAACGGTAAGCCTGTTCGTATTCGTGACAAAACAGAATTCAATATAGTAGGAAATGAGTTAGCAAGAAGAACTTATGAAGAGTCTGGAAACTATGTCACCGATGGACTAAGGGTTACCCTTGAGAATGAAAACGACACAGCATTTGCTGTTGTTTCTCCAGGTAAAGCTTATGTTTACGGTAAAGAAGTAACTAACGTATCACCTACTAAACTTCCAATAACTCCTGTTTCTCTAACTCAGTCTAAGGCTGGTCAAAGAACAGGTACAAGTTACGGACAATACTACAAGTATTCTAGTAATGATAATTCTAAACTTCACGACTTCTTACTTACTGGTGGAGCAAGTGCGAGATATACTTTATACAATAATACAACAGTGGTAGGACACTGTTCTGTTGCGAATATCGTACACAGTGCAACGGGAACAAACGACTTGGGTAAGATATATGTTTACGCTGTTGTAAAACTTAGTGCTTATGTTTCTACTGCTCCTAATAAAATAGGTTTAACGGGTGATGCGGCTGGTGCAGTACCCTTAATTAAGAAAGTTGGTTCAACTGAATCTGCCGCTACAGGCACTCAGGCTGCCCATCTTTATGATTCAAATAAAGGTGCAATGATATTTGATGCTGGTAAGAGTAGCATGAATTCTATGCAGAATATTAATGTTACTAGAAGGGTTAAACTTACTAGTGTAGGATCTAATACTGTTACGCTTAATACGAATGATGGCTTTCCATTAAACACAGACATAGTTGCAATCACTGCAAGTAATCAAATTGAGACTATTAGCAGTGCTACTTATGATGGTTCGGGTAATGTGTCTGTTACAGCCGCTGGTGCCGTAGATTCTCTTTACTATAATAGAGTAGATACTCTAGAAGAAGATAGTCTGGTATTAGAAACTGGATATGTTAAAAATGTTTTCGCTAGTGGTAAAGGATTGATTGGTGTTCCTAACTGCGTAGAACTTATAAGTGTTCAAGATCAATTTGGTAGAGAGATTAATAACGCTGTAGATGTTACTTCTAAGTTTAGACTTGTAAATAATCAGAAAGACGGATTCTATGATCGATCTTACATAGAACTAAGGGCTGGAGAAACTTTATCAAATAACGATCTTCTAATTAGATTTAAATACATCACTAGAAATAGTCCTGTTGGTGGAGGATTCTTAACAGTAGATAGTTATAGTCATTCGTCATTTACAGATAATTTAAATCTTGTTCAGAACTACACAGCTAAAGATGCTAGAGAATACAATCTTCTTAACTCTTACGACTTTAGACCATACGCTCAAAAGTTAGTTACTCCTAGTGCAACTACAAACGCTCCTTTGGTTACTGCTCCTGGTGCTGGTGCCGCATCGCTAATCATCGATCCCAGAGCAATAATTCCTGCGGTAAATTCAACAATCTCTTCAGATCAAACATACTTTATGTCTAGAGTTGATAGTGTAGTTCTTGACGAGTATTCTAATGTGAAGTTAGTAAAGGGTGGCGAAAGTGAGAATCCTAGCGTGCCTAGAACTGAAGGTTTATATGCGATTGCAAATGTTAGAATACCAGGAAACACGAGCAAGATTACTGGAGAAGAAAAGATAACTGTAAGGGATATCTCAACCAAAACATACAAGATGGAAGATATTGGAAGAATTGAACAGAGAATAGATTCTTTAGTCGATCTCGTATCCTTAAGCCTGTTAGAGCAACAGAGTAACAGTATGTTAATCACAGATGCTTCTGGTGCTACTCGATTTAAAAATGGTATACTTGCAGATTCATTTAAAGATTTAAATTTAGCAGAGATTAGTGACTCACAATTTAAAGCTACACTTGATAAAGGTAGAACTATAGTCTCTCCCTCTGTCAATCAATTCCCTCTAGACCTAAAAGCAGAGTCAGGAACAGGTGTACAACTTTCATTCCCTGATGTAGTGACTATCGCAAGTACTGGTACAAATATAGAGGTTATAAGTCAGCCTTATGCGACTACATTTAGAAACTGTGTTTCTAACTTCTATAGCTATGATGGCAAGGCAATAATTGATCCTCCATTCGATTCTGGATATGATGTTACTAAAAATCCTGAAATCAATATCGAAATAGATATTGCTGGACCTATGTTAGACTTAGTTGATACAATTCAAGAAATTATGCCTTTGACTAGCGAAGAACTTGTATCAGAAAAAAGAGTAGGCACAACTAGACCTAGACGAAGAGTTATCATGGGTCAGTTTGAGCAGACTCTCGAACAGACTAGCTTGACAAGTTCTACAAGCGATATTAATCAGGCAATAGGCAACTTTGTTACAGATGTAAACATGAAGCCTTACTTGAGAAGAAAAACTATTAAAGTTCTCATCACAGGTTTGAGACCTAGTACTCGTCACTACTTCTTCTTTGATCAGAAGTCTGTTGATGCTCATGTTGCTCCTGGACCAGTCATACAATTTGGGTTAAGTAACAGTTCAACTTTAGATGTTTCAAAAGTATCGACTGCTGGATGGCATTCAAGTCGAGCGGGATTTGGTAAAGGGTCTCCAATACGAAGTGATGCAAACGGAACATTATCTGCGGTATTTGTTATACCTGGCGAAACTTTCTTTGTTGGACAGAATGTTCTTGAGATTGTTGATGTTGATCAATACTCAAGTATAGACTCAGCTTCTACTTCATATG